AATTTTAAACATATCTTATAGGAAGTCAGAGTGTTAATACTCACAGCGTTCTTTTTGATCTCTAAAAATTCCTTTTTATAAAATCCGATTGTCTTTAATTCTATTTTATCTTCTAATTTTTCTCTAATCTTTTGTTGTAATTCCTCGTATGCTTCTTTTTCTGATGCACGGGTTTTATTAGGTTTAACAACGGTTATTCGTCTGTATTTTCCTTCTTTGTCCTTATAACCTTCTGTGAATTGCCATTTCCCATTTGGTAATTGTCTTTTTTGCATAACAAATACACATCCTTTCTTTTAAAATATTAAGATGTGTGTTATAATTAACTAAATGAGCGAGGTTCGCTCCACATCTTAAGTAGTTTTGAGAATCCTATTAATATATGACGATATATTAATACTTGAAACGGACTTATGATTGACAAAAACTCTCACTATCTTGGCGGACGGGGGAGTTTTTTATTTGTCTAAACTGGTCGAATTTGACTAGTTTAAAAAGAAAAAGAAGCCTTTATCTAATGATATAAGACTTCTTCACGGTGGGCAAGGCCCTCTAATCTAATATCATTATATCATATATTTAATTTTAAGTCTAATTTAAAATTATTCTTACCGTGTCGAATTCGATACGATTTTCAGTTTATTAGAATTAAGATTTAAAAAAAATTATTTTGATAAGAGCTATTATAATAGATATAATAGATAGTATAGATGGAACAGCTAAACCTATTATCCAGTTTCGTGTTTTTTTGGCTTCATCATTTAAATGTACTTTAAACTCATTTAATAATGCAGGCTTAAACTCTTTATTTAGGTATTCTTTTGTCGCAAAAGAATTCATTTTATTTTCTATTTTTTGTAAATCTTGTTTTATCGATTTCACATCAGATTTAATATCTGATATATCTTTGTCTAATCGATTTATTTCTTTTTCTGTTTCTTTTCTCGGTATATATTCAGTCATATCAAAACTCCTATTAAGCCTATAAGATTTTATCATAGATAATTCATCTTCTGTTAATTTAACAAGAGAGTGGGTATTATCTATCTTCATTATATCATTATTAGGTGATAAAGTGGAGTTTGAAGATATATTTTCCTGTCTTTTTAGACTACTTTGTGGTAAATTTATTATTTCTTGGTTAATCATATTAATTAATCCTTAAAAACTGTTTAGCTTTAGTTACTAAATTACCATTCTGATCTTGTAAGCTTAATTCTAAATAATAATCGCCTTTTTCTTCAACAACATTAGTAATATTTTCAACATTCAAAGCTGTAGCCATTCTACCATCATTTAGTTGAAAGCCCCAAGGGAATTTAGACATAACCACCGTTTCGTAGAATTTAAGAATACGTTCTTTAGTTTCCATGTTTACCATTTCTAACATTATATAATAAACTTCATCTGAGTTATTACCTAGTAAGTTGAAATTCATCTTCATATTAAACATTAACGGTAACTTTTCTACCTCTATACTAAGTGGTAGAGTGGTATAATTATTGTTCTCTGATAATTTAACAGATGTTATAAAATTTAAAATTTCTATGTTTTCCATTCCTATTTTCTCCTTAAAATTTACTTCTTAACTCAACTACTTTACCTAATATCACAACTGGTTTAGTTACTATTTCTTCATTTGAATAAAACATTGGTAGGTAGTTTGGATTAGTACTTACTAACATTATTCCGTTATCTGTTTTTTGAAGTTTTTTACACGTCGCATCGTCTCCGTTAACTAATACGATAACAGTATCTCCACTATTAGCGTCGGATTGCTGACGTACAATAACAACGTCTCCGTCGTCCATTTTAGGTTGCATGCTGTCTCCTTTGATACGTAAAGCGAAGAATTCTCCTTGATTTTCCCATGATTGAGGTACTTCCTCATAGTCCAGTATATCCTCAACAGCTGAGATAGGGATACCTGCTGCGACTGTTCCTAATACTGGGATTTTTAAGCCTTGAAGGGTTTGAGGTTCATTAATTTTAGCTTCTTCTATTCTTTCGTATCTATGTACATCGTATCCTAATAACCACGCTTCTGTAACACCAAATACTTTTGATAATAGGAAGATTTTTTCGTTATCTGGATTTGATTTGCCATTTACATATTGAGATAAGTGGCTTTTAGAAAATTTTATATTATATTTCTCTTGAAATGGTTTAGCTAAATTAAGAACGTCTATTTGTCTTAATCTTTTTTCTTTCATTATTTGATTTATTCTTTCAGTAGAAGTTGCCATAACTTTCACCTCCTGTTAGAACTATAATATCATGGTTTGAACAAAAGTTCAAGATAAAAGTTCAAAAAATTTGAATTTTTGTGTTGACAACTAGAAAATGTTAGTATATAATAAAATTAAGTTCAAGAGCTTGAACTATAAAAATCATAGAAAGGAGATAAAATGAAATTTAATTATGATAAATTACTGGGAAGAATAGTTGAGGTCTATGGAAATCAAAGTAACTTTGCTAAAGATATGAAACTCTCTGAACGTAGTATTTCTTTTAAATTAAACAATGTAAGACGTTGGAAAGATACTGAAATTAAATTAGCTATGCAACTTTTAAAAATCCCAGAAAGCAAAGTTCATTTATATTTTTTTAATGAATAAGTTCAAATATTTGAACAAAACAAAAAGCTACCTTATTTCTAAGAGAGCAATGTAAAGATTTATATTTTATTTTGTTTTATTTTTATTGCAATTTATTTGGGTTCATTTTAGAAAATGCTACATAGCATAAAATGGTTTGAATTATTACAAATGGTATGTAAATAGGCATTAATACTATAGCTATTGTGTATAGTATAGCCGCTGTTAGGATAAAACCTCGTTTGTTTAGGAAGTAACCTAATGTGTTCATTAGAAGTGCAATTCCTGTACAAACTAAATGAGGCATTATTAATGCAATTCCTATTGCTGTTCCTACTTGAGTGGCTGAGTCACCAGTAGAGACTTTACTACCTGTGCTAGAAATATAATAAATTAAATATATGACGTATAAAGCCGATAAAATTAGTGATATAAGTGATAGTTTACTTTTTTTCATTAAAATCTCCTTGTATGTTAAATCTTTACAAATATATTATAACACAAATTTTTTGTGGTTATAAATAATAACTAACCCCTCACTTATTTTAAGAGAGGTGAAAGGAGGAAATAATGGTTAAAAAAGAAAAAATTATAAATAATAAAAAAACATTAAAATCTGAAACAGTACTTACAGATGGGAAAAATTATTCAAGCATAAAAATTACCCCCAACTCTATTGAATTGAGGGTAGGAAAAATTAGGAGGATTGAGAATGAAATTTACAATTAAAAACAATAAATTCTATTTAAACGATGTTAAATTGGATAAGTTAATTAGTTATAGCATTGTTGCTAATATCAATAGAACAAAACTCACTATTGAATTAATCGTAGATGATGTTGAGATAGATTCATTAATGAGTGAAAGGAGAAATGAGAGTGAAAAATCTACTAATAATCATAGGCAGTGTGTTTATTGCAAAAAAAATAATAGACCACGCAACTGAGCGTAAGTCTATTAAAATGGATTCTAATCTTCTTGGTGCAACCATTTATGGTACTCTTCAAGAAGACCTAAAGTAATTTTTAGCGATATTCCGCCAATTTGATTTCCTAAACGTGTTCTATCATTTTCTTGATTTCTAAAAATTTCGACACTTTTGTCGGCTTCGTTAATAATTTTAGAAATTTTATCAGGTGTTAGAGTATTAAGAAAATCATTAAAATTTTTAGCCATAATATTTACCTCCTTTCGCTAGAAATGTATTCCATAGAAAAATAAGAAGTAGAAGGTTTAGATTTCCGGGGAATACTCAATTATATTTTAGCGTATAGGTAAAGAAAGGTCAAAGAATTATGAAAGCATTTTATTTAGAAGTAAAAGAACAACTAGAAAATAAAGGAATGACAATTTACAGGTTGTCGAAAGAAACAGGTATTTTTGAACAAACATTACATTCTATGCTTAATGGTAACACATCTAGTCCTAAGTTAGACAACGCTGTTAGGATAGCTAAAGTATTAGATATAGATTTAAACAAAATGAAGGGGGCTTGT